CTCTTATGCATCATTTCTGGGATCAACATTTGAGTCATCTGGTCTTACAAAGAAATCATCTGAGGCCTCTCTCGTCACTTCTATAGTATCTCATATCAATCTAGGTTCAAGGTTTGATAAAGAAGAATTCAATTATAGATTCAGTCTCAAGATTAAAAAATGGCTTAATAAGATATCTAGAATAAAAGAGAAGCTTGAATCGATAAACAACGATCATTCTGCTGCTGTTAATAGAATCCTTTTATTCATATCTGGAATCGAGATCAATCCTGGACCTTATGATGATGAGATTGAAGAAGAAGATATTGACTTCATGGAAAGCATTAAAAATGTGATAAATAAGAACATCAATGATGATCTTGGTAAGAACTGTTGGAACATGGCAGAACTTGATTCTTTATTAGTTCTCTGTGAGGATATGAAGAGTTCTGATGATTTTTTGGTTGCCTTTAGAAAATACCCACTTATATTTGAAAAGTTGGACCTGATTTCTGATTCTGATGATGGTGCTATGAATCATTTGGTTAAGATAATTAAAATATCAATGCAAGCTGTTGAAAGCGGTTGGAAAGTCTTGATATTGGAAGGTGTTGATTCTAAAGGTATAAAGTTCTTTGAAGATCTGGACCTAATGATATCGAATGAAGGAGTTAAGTATTGCATTGACGTCACAAATCAACCTGGTGGAAAGTCTTTTTTCGGTTCAGTAAGAGATGTTTCAAAGATAAAGAAAGATTTGATCAAATCTAAAAATTACAAACTAGAATCATCAATGAGAAAACTAGGAATCGAATCAGTCAATCTGGTTTTGGACATAAGCCTAGAGAAAGATTACAAAGTTCCTCTGATTCCAATTACTACTGACTCCAAATTTAACAAAGAAGAGTTTGAAGCCGTAGATATGATGATAGATGAGATAAGATCTTTGGATTATAGAGTTGCCAATGAGATGCTTGAGAATTTTATGGATAAGCAAACTAGAAGGATGGAGTCACAAGAAGAATTTTATGAATTCTACAAGCCTAAATACAAACTGACTGGTAAGGACGACAAGTATCTCAAGAGAAATGTGTCTGCATTATCTAAAAATTATGGGTATCTTGACGTCCTTAGAGAAAATGAGGAGAGATTTCCTGATTCAACTGCTTCTCTGCTGAAATTCATGGACATGAGCAATATCAAGCCTAAGATCAAATTTCCAAGATTTAGCCACTCTGAGAACACTGAGG